TACTCAAAGGTGTAGAGTCCTGTTAAGTAAAGCGGTTGATCGATTAAAGGATAGTCTTCGTTGGATACTGCTGTGCTGTAGTCGAAGCTGGCAACGTGATGATTGCATCTGATATTCATTTGTATTCCTTTATACAGATAACCTGTTACGGCGTAGCTTTTCTGCTGTTACTAACAGTAAGATTTCGCTTGCTAAATCATCTTCACCTTGTGTTAAGGCTCTGGCGGCAAGTAGACGAAGTTCATTCAGGATGCTATAGACTGGAGATGAGATAATGCAACCGTTGGCTTCGAGCAGTTCAAAGTATCCCATAACTGCATTGTCGTTTAGTGCATTAACTAATCCAACTGTTTGTGGGCTGGGTATTTCGGAAATATCTTTTGCTTCTTTGAGACTACAGCCAGCCAACTGCCGAATAGCCCGGATAACCGCAACCTTGCTATCGAGCATATCGGGTGGATAGACTTCTGGGCAAGTAATGGTAAACTGTTTGATCATCATAATATATTATATACTCATTTGTTTGGTAAGTCAACGGTATCGTATTCTGCTATGGTTCTCCGCAGCATTTTAAGGAACTTGGCTTTAACCATATCCTCTAAATCACACTTTATACCTTTGTTGTAGAAGCTTTCGGCATAGTTGGCTACAGCCAATCTTACATACATTACAGCCTTTTTTCTATTATATGCTGCAACTCGTTTGATGTTATCTTCATCGCTGATGCATGACGATAGCCAACTTATTACTAAGTCGTCAGGAAGAGAGGTTATCTCGGACTCGTTGTAGATATCCGAGACATGATACTTGATTGCGTCAAATATGGTCATCTGGTAAGTTGATATAGTTTATCATTTGTTGTATTATAGCATATAAGTTACTCTCTGTCTACCGATATAGAAGTACCAACCTACATCGAGTATAAATACACTATGTTCAAAACCAACAAATACACAACCATATACTTTAATATAATACAACGAGCAAGAACCCGCATCATCAACGATTATACAGAAAGACACCATATTATTCCTAAATGCATGGGCGGATCCGATGAAGAGGATAATATTGTTAAACTAACAGCACGAGAACATTTCATCTGTCATTTATTACTAATAAGGATGACACCACCCGAATATCGCGCCAAACTGGTATATGCTGCATGGCAGTTAAGTAGGCCATCAAAAAATAAAACAGTCAAGGTTACTAATAGGATATACGCACTATTGAAAGAACAAATGTCTGCTTCTTATACTGGCCGTAAACGCAAACCATTTAGTGATGAGTGGAAAGCTAATATGAGGTTGGGTGCTGTTGACCGCAAACGGGCACCAATGACAGAACACAGATTACATATAATAAGAGAAAGTGTTTCTAAACGAAAAAAGTTGTTTGGCGAGGATAATCCTTTCTATGGAAAAACGCATTCTGCCGATACCATAGAAAAGATTATAGAAGTAAATAAAAGAGAAACTACCTGCCCTTATTGTAATAAGACTGGCTCAAGTAATGTTATGAAACGGTGGCACTTTGATAACTGTCGGTTAAACAGTAAGTAGGTATGGCTTGTTCCATTTCCCGACGTTGACGTCAATATAGTATGCTGTGTCGAAATAATCTGTCATGATATCGGATTTATCATACCACCCACCGCCCTTCATTGCAGCAATAACTTCTGTAAGGAAGGCAAGAGCCTTACCATCATAGTGTTCCGTAAACCAATGCGGATTTACACCCATGCACTGCTTGAGTGGATCAGCTGGCGAACCTGTGCGGAAGCCACCTGGGCGAGCACCAACCACTTTGTTGTAGCTGCTAACGAAGTCAATGCTACCAGCCTTGATGTTAAGGCATAGAGTGGAATGATGATACACCGAAAGCGATGCACTGATTCCGTATTTCTTGCAGATAGCTTTGACTACTGGTGCAATCTCTGCTTTCTTTTCCTGCGACATCCATGCCATAATAAACTCCTATGTTTGTTTGTGTATGCGTTTATTATAATGCATAACAGGAAAGAAGTCAATAGGTATAGTTAGTTAAATCCAAACTTCTCTCTCATATACCAACCTACCGACATATCCTTGTCGTAGTCAGCATAACCTTGTTCTTTCAACTCAGCTATGCGAGCACACTCTGCAACAGCCAGTTCGACTATCCTGCCAAGGAATACTCCCTCAAATGCAGTCGGGTGGTCTTTTGTTGCATCGTTTGCGAACTTGCCTGCTTCCAGTACAAGCTGCATTATGAAAAGTTCTTGCTCAGTCTTTGCCATGTTATTCTCCGCCTAAGTGGTCGATCATAAGTGTTAATGCAGCGATTGTCTTGGTATTGTCCCCCACATCATCTTCATGCAGCCAGGCGCCGTTCTCTTCGTGATCTTTAAGTTCTTTCCTAAGATACTTGCGATACGATTTGAGTGTAAGCATAGTGATACGATCTGCTGTTTCGTGATCGAGTTTGAGTTTCTTTGACATATTATTCCTTTGGTTGTTTGGGTTTACTTGTTGTGCCGAATTTCAAGAACAGCACCAAGAACAGCACTATGGCAGCGATGCATACCACAAACCATCCTAAACCCAGATGCGATAATGCCACTGAAAGTAGAACAAAAGCTGCCATAAATATTCCAGCTATCGCAAAACAAATAAGAGTCGCCCAAGCACCTGCTAAAATGGTTTCTCGAAACTCGGCATTTATTGCCGGTCTCATATTCTTTAGTTTGTTAAGAAAACTATTCATATTATTCCTTTATTAAGTGTTTTTCCGCATAGAATTGCCCACACCATGCGACAAAGACGCCGTCTACGTATAGATTCACAAATCCGTGGCTAAAAGGCGCTATTTTTCCGCCTTTTTTGCTGCTTGCTGTGCATTCTTTGTCCGTATGCTCTACTACAGTGCAGATGCCGTATTTAGTGCTACGCATTTTCTGTTTCCACTTACGCATATTTTAACTTCGCGTATAGTTCGAGATCATCAGAAACAATCGTGCAAGGACCTACCTGTCTACACCCTTGTTCTTCCAACCATTTATTAAATTCTTCTGGCTGGCCGCCCTGCTCTAAATGCAGTTGACGCATATCGAGTACCATCTTTGGAAACCACCTCGGCCAGTTAGCCCAGCTAAATGTATCGATTATCATTCATCGGCCTTTGGTAAAGGTAGATTGATCCAACCAAATCCACCACATAGGACACAAGTTTCGCCATATTCTTCGCCCGTGCCATCACAACACTGACACTCATGCCGTTCGCCTATACAACCATAGGCATCCTGTTCAGCCGTTGCTTTTGTTGTCGATGATTGAGTATGCTGTTCCACGGGTTGCTCCTGCTCTGTGTTCTTTGCTCCAAGTGTAGTCTTCGCCGTCAGGAGTCTTTCCATCCTTGACTTCATCTACACCGCTTTTACCGACATGGTCGATGTTTTCGCACACCATAGTTATGAACTTAAATCCTTGTGCCCTCAGCGAAGCGGCACCGCGTAACGCATAATCAAGTGTGTGAAAATCAATGAACTTCGCTTCGCCGTCTGCGGCAGTCCAGTAAACTTTATATATTGTTTTATCCATTTTATTTCATATTCCTGAAAATCAAACCTATACCGTTCTTACATCTTATATAAGGGCCGTCATCTGTAGGCACCATATAAGCATTCATTTGTAGATACTCGATGCCGTCATTGGTATCACAAGTAGTAAGAAACTTCTTCATTTTTTCGGCAGTGATAGGATCCCTTGCTTTGGCATAGTCAGCGGCACCAAATCCCCTTACTTCACCACAGCCTACCAACAAAACCAACAAAACCAATGCTGCCAATAATATGTATTTCATTCCTTATCCAGTCCTTGAAGTTCGGCCATCAGCTTTGCGCGGCGCTCTTGGTTGAGTTTTGAAACACGCGCTTGTTCAGCCTCTTTTTCAGCGGTGTATTCTGTGAAAAACTTGGCATATAGGTCCTCACGTGACTTGGGGGATTCCATGTCCATGAGTGGGTCCAAGGGGCGCTCCCAGTCGATCCAATCTTCACCGCCCCAATGGCCATACCTCCACGCTTCAACGACACCATCGTCGGTGATTCTCTGGAAGCCATCTGGGTCCAAATCAAGATCAAGTCTCATGCCATACACAGCCAGGTATGCTTTCTTTTCAATCTCATTTTGTTCCAGCACCAAAGCCATAATCCGAGCCTTGATTTCGTCAACAGTGTTGACAGCTTCGGCAAGTTGTTCAAGTATTTTCATATTGATTTACCTTTAGTGGCCTGCTGGTCTTCTACAATCTTTGCAATGGTGCGCCCAATGCCGATTATTGTTTTAGTCCCATATTCGGTATCATAGCGATCGCCACCAGAATGACCTTTGTATTCGGATAAAGGTTTAAGATTCAGCAAGATAACTACTGCTAAACCAATCTCTGTTGCTGTTGCGTCGTTCATGTTGTGTCCTATCTATATGCTTATTATAGCAGTGATAGGAGTAATAGTCAAGTGGCTGTTTTAGCTAACTCGTCCTTTACGCACTTCTTCCAGCCTTCGTGTTCTCTCCAGCCCGGGAAGGTTTCTTCGCGTTCGTAATCGTATCTGATTGTATCAAACACTTCAAAACACGAAAAACCATTTGCTCTTGCGTTTCGTTCGAGTATGATGCGTTCGTAATCTTCTTTTAGATTATATACTTGCCAAATCATTCCGTCGGGTGTATTTCTAATAAGAAGTTGTTTCATATTGTTATCCGTTCCTAACGCAACGATATATCTCAGCCTTCACTCCGAGTTGTTTGGCAGCATCTTCACATAACTGTTTACCGTTGAATGTTCCAAGGTTTTGCCACCCACTTTGGTACCCGAGGTGATCTCCAGCAACAGCCATCCACACAAATAAAATATAAGTCATTTGAATATTCCTTTAAGTTGTTTTTGACGAGCAGGGCTGCTCCAATAAGTCATATGCCGATCATGTTGCCGGCGCATACTAAAGGTTGGGTTATGCCGACGCAGTGTTCGAACTATTCCATTTCGTAGTCGTACTGCAATACAATTCTGCCAATAGTTTGGTCCTTGATCGTATTTCCAGGACAGCCCGTCCTTCTCTAACATCCTCGGAACCTTGATGGCCGGCGGATGACGATAAACTGTGGCTCTCCGATACATTATCTTCTCCAGAAAAAACTCGTCAGTGTCATCCCGCCGATACCAAGTACCGCTTTGAGGATGATCAGCAACACGACAATGATAAAACCTAAGAACCAAATCATATTTTAACTCCAAAGTGATCTAATATCGAATCGAGAGCCGATTTGCTCATTTGCTCAACACTATCATCGTGCCACTGTATTTCGGCAACACAAGCACATTCCTTGATGATTAGTTCGGCGAACTTCTGTAGTTCTCTACTTGCAGGAACAACGCAGGTATCGTTTGTATTCAGTGATAAAAACGGCTCCCACGATTCAACACTGGATGGGGTAACATATATGAAGCCAGCATCCAGGGCAAGATCTTTAATTCGTTCGTTCATAATACTTTCATCCTTCTCTTTTCTGTTTCAGTCCAGTGTGTGTTCCATCTAACTATATGGTTATTATATCTAATCCAACCATTCCAAAAATTCAAGCACCAAGTAATGTTGCCCAGCAGTCTATATCTCGAAAAGATAGGATGTGTTTTCATAATCCCTGAGCTGCCTTATTTGGGCAAGCTTCACATGGTTGGTGAATCTGTGTCATAGCACATTCGGAACAAGTAAGCCAAAATACTTTCATATCAACCCTTTAATAATGTTTATTATAGCATTATTAAAGTCATTAGTCAACGAATTTAAAGATAAATAAGTGTAGTTCGCGATGCTCTAACATCCAAGGCGTACGGGCATAAATACGACGGTATTATTCAATATAGAGTCAATAAACCGTCATTCACCGAATACTATTATGTCGGCAGCGACCCAGCCGACGGTACATCGCCTTCTTCGATCTCGTAGAATTCCCCGTCTACCACTTTCATTGTAAGGTATCGGCCATGCATCCCGCCCTTTACATAATCCCGGCCACCGTCAATAAAAACGGAACCATCGTCTGATGTTCGATAATCGTGTCTATATCTGCTGTATATGATAGTTCCGTCATCAGCTTCAACTGCATCGATAATACCTTCCACACCACTTGCACCGCTTGTGATATATGTAGTGCCGCCTTGAATAATAAGTCCAAAATAGTTGGAATATCCTTCCACCGGAGGCTTCTCCTGGTAATACACATCAGCACAGTCGTCGCCTTGCCAGGCACCTTCACGAGTTCTCAAGCAAAACTGTCCAACAAACTTGGCGTTATATTTCTTTTCAACGGCTTCGATGTTAAACTGTGCTTCGTTCCGTCCAGAATTCACAGTGGTGAGTTTCTTCATAATCGATCCTTATTTAATAAATCTTATCAACTCATTCAGCGCTCTTCGAGCCTGAGAGTGCGATGGCAAATCAGATAACACTTTCGACCTCAGAATATTTATTTGATAAACTGTATCCGCAATTTCATCAGTTGAATATATTTGCCTTGCCGAAAGTTTCATCCCGTTGCTATCTGTAAAGACTCTTTGATAGATAGCAACAATCTCATTGGAGAGCTGTGTTCTGAGGGCGTCTATCACACTGCTATGAGGATTTATTTTCACAGCATCTGATAGAAAATCCTTAGCCTTCATTATTACGCCTCTCTGCTGCCTTATTTAATATATCATTGATTTTCTTTATTGCTTCTAGTGCATCTTTCAGCCCTACTATCTTCTCTTCTTCAGAAAGAGGAGCTGAGGGCACCACATCTTTTAATTCATCGAGTTTCTTCATAGCTTCATAATCCGATCAAGTTCAGCCTTTGCTTCAGCAAAATGCTCGTGTTCTAACTCTACTTCAATGATATCGTCCTTCACGAGGTTCCAATCAGGATACAACTGTGACCAAACGATTGTATAAAGTTCCACTTTCTCTCTCATGCTAAATCCTCCCTTGTGCCGCATCCACCGCAGCTTGTGCAATGCGTTCAATGTTTGCTCTTAAAACATCTTTCGACTTTTCAATAAAGTCGATTTTGTCCTTCTCAGTCATTGCTGCGCTGAGTGCTGCTGTCATATACTTGTGGATGCCTTCGACATCCGAGTATGTTAATACGATTGTTGGTTTAATCTTCATCTTGTCCTTCCTCTAGTTCTTTTAGTAGTTTTTCGCCTGCGATCATGGCTTCTTCGTCGTTTGTTGCTTCGAGCACAATTTCATCACCTTGATAAAACAAAGTGTAAACCCCGTTTGGGAACTGACATACAGTCCTATTTAGTTCGCGTATCGGCATTATAACTCCTTTTATGATTTATTATAACATAGAGTTCTGGTAAGGTCAAGGAGTCTGTGCGTATTCCTTATCGAATCTCATTCTACCTATTGTTGCTCTACGCCCTGTGTCACGCAACTCTACAGCGTCATTATGCTTACGCAACCGTGCCTGTAGCACTTTTTTAACTGCGTGATCCCGTGTAGTATGTAAAACAGTCTGCATTGCCCGAGCTTCACCGGCTGGCAATATGTATTCTTCCTGCCCGTTGTTCATTCGATAGCAGAAACTATTTGCCAAATCTTTATTGTGATATGCTTTCCCATTTACTTCAAACCACGAGAACTTCTTATGTCGATCATAGTAATACCCGTCTCGGTTAAACATAGGATGGAGTAATGTAATATCATAGTATTCCATTTCCTGTATGTCTTGCTCGTCACACAACGCCATCCAGAACTCGAGCGGTAACACCTTGTATGTATGTTTCACATCAGTCCCTTCAGTCTTGCCAATATTATCAACACCTCGGCCTCTTCTTTGGTGTTAAACTTCCATATATTATTATCGCCAATACGGCGATTATCATATGGGTCGAAGTGCTCTCTCAGCTTTGTGTATCCGTATGTATAATAATCGTTTATTGATAAAATATACTTACCCTTACATACACCGTGCCTCTTCTTTGTTAAGGTGTATGGCGGTGCCTTGCTACTAAACATTACATTATCCTCAGAATCTTCATTTGGTTGGCTGTATACCAAACACCACCCTGGCTTTCCGGGCGAATGTGTTTCGTATAGTCCTTAATGCTCACTTCGCACCATCTCCGACCAACTTTAGATAAATGTGGAGCAGACGGATACTTACAACAATGCCAACCGGGTCGCAGGGCGTAGCCCTTGGTAGGATGAGATTCGGCAATGTATGTTTCGCCGACTATAAGTTTCTGCCTGCGATTTATAAACAGTGGGCCGAGGGTGCCGTCTTTACGCAGGCTGAATAACTTATACGCCTTCATTTAATAGTTCTACCCTTGCCTGTTCATCAATTTCTATCATTTGTGCGTATGTCTTGTCATCCAGTTTTCTGTCGTGCCTAATTTCTTCGTTGGAGGACATCCATTCGGTAAGACTGTATCCTTCCTTTTGTAAAATCTTAGCAACTTCTATCCGCATAGCATTGTATTCTTCAGGCTTTTTGTGGTCATACTTGCCGTCTATCACAAGCCCGCCTACTTTAGTCACCATTTCCATTATTTGATTATGGTTCATTTACAAACCTTATTGATTTCATCTACCGTTTTGGTTGATGTTGCGTATGCTTTAAGGCATTCGCTCTTGGTATATTCTTTGTAAGACTGACCGGCTACTATCAGTGCGAATATTAATACCGGAGTCAATGCGAGGGCAAACAGATCACTCATTTGCGTGTTTCTTCCTTAATGATTGTTTTAGCCTTGTCGATGTGGCTATCAGTCCACTGAACAATACCGCTGCATCCAACAGTGGCAAGTATGATTCCGACAACTACACCGAGCAAGAAGTTAAACATTATGATCCTTTGTTGCTACATTGTAGCATAGACGCCGATAGATGTCAACTATAAACCTGAGTTTATTTTTCTAGCGAGTTCTTCTCTTATTTGTGATAATTTATTGTAACTTTTTTCTAATTTCGGATTATTTGTAATTGCGTAGGTTAATAACCAATCGAATCTTTTGCTGGCCACTAATGCTCTTTGAGCCAATTTATATGCGGTATTGTATCCGTGTGCATTAACCATATCCTCAAACTGATGCAAGATTTTGGCTAATTCTTTATAGCAAACCACAATGACATTATTAGCATATTGATCTGATACAGATTCTATCAGCTCAGCTGCTTTCATGTTTTAACAATTCTTGTATATCATTGTTTACTGCCCGCACTTCGTTCAGCATTGTGTCGAGTGCATATTTAATAAACTTATCGGGAATAGGGGATTTTTCGTCCCACTGAAGTCGAAATTGTTCTAATGATTGCTCGGTAGCCGGCAAGTCTTTCAATTCGTTAATTTGTTTAACTGTATAATTCATAATGCCCTTATATACTATTTATCAGCATAACATAACTGTTAAATAATGTCAATCACCAGCCGAACAGATCCGGGTGAGTGTCTGTGGGGTCGTGCCCTATCTTAACTCTTGGTGCGGTACCTTTATTTCGGGTATCGTGATGTGATTTTAAATGATGGCAGCAGGCGCATAGTGTTTGGAGATTAGCGGGATCGTCGTTGGCGTGATTTCCATCTATGTGATCAACTGTTAGTTCTTTAGGATGAGAAATTGTAGTTGTGCATATCTTGCCAAGTCTCCCATCGATGTTTTCGCAATAAGTCTTCTTATATGCTGTATAGCCTCTACCTTTCATATGCGGGTATTTGTTGCTGTGACAATAATGACATGCCGGTGTTCCATTTATATTTCTCCACATAGGGGAACCGTCTGCTCTGTGATTTAATAGCATTGCAGGCGCCCCACAAAGTTGTCCATTTTTTAAAATTTGATTGCAATTTGGTCTCATCTCTTATTATAACATCGATGCCCGAGAATGTCAATCGAATAAAATACTCAAAAGAATAGGGGCCGAAGCCCCTTATCTTTACCATCCGCTTGCCTTAGGCAGGGACAGCTTCGGCAACAGCTTCGGTTGCGGCAGGTGCTTCAACAACAACCGCTTCAACCTTTGCCTTGGCAGGACGGCCGCGCTTGCCGGTGCTTGCAACTTTGACCTTCTTTGGGTCACGGCCGAGTGTAACGGTGCCGGCAGTTTCTGCGTCTTTCTTGCAGGCGTTGTACATCGTAGCGGCCGATGCAACGGATACACCCAGGTCGGCTTCAATGGCGCCCAAAACAGCAGCGCGGAATTCCTTGTTGGTTGCATACAAGCCTTGCTCGCGCTCAACCATCTTGGCTGCGAAGATTGCGACAGCGAAAGACTTCTTGGAAGGAGCCTTCGGAACAGCAACAACAGCAACGGCCGGAGTGGCAACAGTGGTAACAGTGGTTTCAGTGCCTTCGACGGCAGCAACAGTTTTCTTAGTCATTTTCAATTTCCTTTGTGTGTGTTTAACTAACGATTTACTAACATTTCTGTTGTAAGGGCCTTCCCTTTGCAACATGCCCTAATTATGCAGGATGATTGTGTATTAGTCAATCATCCTGCACAACTATCACTTCAAAATCCAGATCATTCTGAACTTTAATCCAACGAGCAGCTTTGTGCATATAACTCTCTCCCATCGGAGATACGAATGCCCAAGGCCCAAACCGTCCGGGCGCAAACAGGATGGTGTCAGTTTCGGCCAACACAACCCATTCATTCCCGTTCTCGCGTATTCGGTTCTTACCTTTTTGGGTAATCCCCTTCAGTTTGATTTTATTTCCTATGATGCTCATACGCTGTCTTTTGATTCTTGTATGTTATGCACTGTTGCAGCATTTTCCACGCTGTAAGACGCGGTTCCTACGGCTAAATCCGTCTCGTTTAGCCGCTTATTAAACAGCATCCTACCCAAATACTCGTTACGCAATGCAATGCCGTGGATAATACCTTCCAACATAACATTCGTATCGTGTGCAGAACCGCGCTCACTCCAGTTACGAGTAGTGCCAGCCTCATCCATTATTTCCACAACGATATAACCATCATCGGTGTGATCAACTGTAAGGTGCCCAACAGCAGCATATAGCGGCCTATCAAGCACCAGATTTATTGTTTTAAGGCGACTAAGCAGCGCCTCTTTGGTAACTCTCATTCGTCATCTTCCAGGCCAGCAACCAACGCATCGATGGCATCATTCTTGCCCTTGCGATTAGCAAGCAATGTTTCCATTGTGATTGGACGAACCTCCCACAATGCACAGGACTTAACGGTACAGGCTTCCACCTGGAATCTCCACGACCCCGGCTGTGACTGATCGTATGTGCAATTCTTGCAATGTTGCTCGACGCACTTTCTTAAAGAAGCCATTTTTAAATCCTTTTGTGTTAATCTATGCTTGTATTATATACGAACAGTGGAGATTAGTCAACCGATAGATAGTATTTAACCATATTGCGAATCATCGGAATATGGGCTCGGTTGAAAGCTCTATTCCATCCTTGTTTACGCCCTGCCAAGTCTTTCAACTCTTTAAGCGTTAGCCGGCCTTCATACATCCGTTTACCACAGAATGTGCGTTTATTTGGTTTCTTGACACCCGAGGTATCATAATGGCGTGTTATCCCATCGACAGTGTATTCAACCGCTACATGGTTAAAACTCACCCCGTTGTTTTCCCATTCATCGATTGTGTTTCTTTTAATAAATGGGCGGACTTCGTCGATGTGGGCATCAGGGGTGCCCCACCAATCAGTTACTATACCTGTTGCGTGAATACCTTGCCGTTGAAGTTCTTCCACAACGATCGCTGCGTAAATACAGCATCCACCATTATTTATATATGGAGATACTGCATTTATAACTGAGCCCAGTTTATTAAGTCTTCGAGTTAAGTTCATAATCAAAAAGTGTGTGTTGAGCCTTTATTATAAGGTCAGAAATAACACAAGTCAATAGGTTTATGTGGGATATGCTATTTGGTTCCGTGGCCATTTATGTTTACGTTGCCACTTACGAAGCTCTGCAACTGTCGCAAATTCCTCAGCTGTGTTATAGTAGTCAAACACCTCAGCCTCTTTTTTGTGCATAATAACCACCGGTTTATTAGTGAACTCTCTAAACTGTGTAGCAGTTACATCTACAACATGATCCTCAACCACAACGAATGCATGAGAATACATACCATTATGCACATGGATTACCGAATCGATTTCTTGATACTTTAATCTTTTATGCAGTTCGGCAGCAGTGATGGCACACCAACCCAATAAGTCTTCGGGGTGGTATTTACTTTTCTCTGCTCGTTCTTGTGCCCAATCTCTTACCTGTTGGGCGCATATAGCAACTCGGTCACGCAAGTGTTTATTCATTTATTTCCTCTGTATCATAATCGGCTATTCTTTGCTTCAGTTCTTTCAGCTTGTATGTTTTATCTTGATATATACTGCGCCAGTGCCACCATTTGTCATATATTTCAATAACAGTTGGGTTATTATATACGCCTTGTAAGTCCTGAATATACCATTCTCTTATTATTACATTAGGCATTCTATCTAAGTTCGATATCGACATCTTATCACTTATAGGATATCGTAATACATCAAATATTGTCATCTGTATCCCATTCGGCAATGATTTTCTTTAACAGTTTTATTTCTTTAAGGGCGCTGTTATTATCAGCCTTTTCTCTTCTAGAATAGTAACTTACCATACTGGGAGGTATCCATTCGGGCTGATCAACTACCACCCGTATGACATTTGATCCCCAGGCTGTTTGCTCCATCCATTTGATAAGCAGTTCGCGGGGTAGGGCTTTGAATTGTTCAGCAGTGGGGTAATCACCTATAGGGTATCTTATTACATCAAATAGGCTCATATTCTGCTATCCTTTGTTTCAGTTCTTTCAGCTTGTAGGTTTCGGTGCCGTAGGTGAAACAACGGGAGTCGAAGGCTACAAATATATCATGGACAGATGGATTGTGGTAAGGTCCGCGCAAGTCCTTGGCATACCAATGCAGCAATATGTCGTAAGGGATTCTTTCGAAGTCTTCTAATGACATTCTATCTGATAGTGGATATCGGAGAACATCAAAGATCGTCATCGTATTCTTCCAACAACTTTCTTAAGATGCGGCGGGTGGCATTCGGTGTTTGTTGTGCGTTCCATTCACTGTCGTGCCAGCGTGTTGTCATATACTTTTCGCGAACTGCTTCGGGTAAGGCAATGAATTCTTCACCACTAACTGGAATGCTTAGTGGATACTTGATTACATCAAATAGGCTCATATTCTCTTATTATCTTTCTTAATTCATCTAATATGGGTTGTTTGATACCGCCCAGCGCATAGCCGTTAGCGAAATGGCTGGCAGCTTCTTCTTGTCGAAGGCCTAACTTTTTTAAGTCGTCAACTTTTATTTTGGAGACACCGGACAGCCATTTATAAAATACAGTGGGTGGTAAACGGCCGAATTCCTCGGCCGTTGGAGGACTGCTGACGTGATATGCCAGTAGATTGAATACTTGGTCTTCTCTACTCACTCTATCACTCGCATTACTTTCAGCCAGGTATGGAAGTTCTTTTTGTTCCACTGCCCGGTCTTTACCCATTCAAATACTAAGCTGGTGTTGATGCTGGCAATCTGATCATCCGTGAGTCGACCTTCGTGCTTAATGTCTTCAGAGATGATCTTGCGGGCAATGCGAGCTTCGAGTTCGGGTGTCATATTTTTCTTTTATATGTTACAAGAAATATAATAAGTTCTTTGAAGGTGGCTATTACCATTGCCACGACTAAGATAGGCGCTATTATAGCACATATCACAAATGCTGGTGGTATGTCTTCATCGGCAAAATCCATGAATCGGCAAAAGACTATCGCAATGCCAAAGCAGGATAACACATAAAGGGCTGTTGTCATGTTAGATCTTTTGGATGCTGTTTACTGTGCTGCGTGGATGAAACCAGTGGATTTCATCAAACGACTGTGTATTGAATTGCTTAATAATTTCAACACCCAGGATTAATTCGTCTTGGTGATTGTAACCAAACTGTTTTATAAAGCCGAAGTCTTGGCGGCCTTCGTAATGTGAACGAGTCACCACTACCTTATCGCCGATGTTGAATTCGGCAAAGGTGAGCTTGTTGTCATCTATCAGAGCCATTCTAGTCCTTTGTTGATGTATAGGCCTTCAATGTTGAGATAGATAGTCCAGGGTGTTCCCGGACGATAGCTTCTCTCAGCTTCAGTTGCTTGAAAGGTCTTGCGATTGATCTTGGTAACGATTGCTGTAACATGGTAGTGGCCACCGCGACCACGCCTGTTGCAGGTAAACTCAACTTGGTCACCGACTGCGAGCGTGCTGGTTGGTACTTCTTTGTACACCCAACCAACTATTTGATTACAGGTTTTAGTTTTCATCCACTGTTCCTTTGTTTGCTATGTGTTTATTATAGCGCAAAGACTGCGTTCAGTCAAGTCTTTGTTGCGTCACACTTAGGAATCAACTCACACTCAACGACTTCCAACTCCCATGTTTGGGTTGTGTTGTGGGGGTTAGGGGTGTGTCTGAGGTATTTTCCATGTAGCATCCATGAATTATTCCAAGACATTATATCACTATTCATCTCATTCATCGCCTTTGCAGCGTTCGCTCTTGTGTTGAAGATTGCTGCTTCAGCAAAGGAGTCGAAGTAGGAATGTTTGGAACTGGAACAATATGAGTCGGACAGTTTATCGCGAATAACGAATAGACTTCTCATTTGTTTTTCTCCCTAATCTTTGCCATAAAATCGTCCAGCTCATTTTTGGCAGGTGCTATAATAGCAGGATCGTCGCTATCCATAACCATACCCAGATTATATTCCAGACGAGCCCGTTCGTCTGTCTCTACCTTATTCTTCTGTGCTGCCTTTTCTTGGGCAACTTCGAGCAGCTGGCCAGCGTAGATTCCTATTCTCATATTTCCATCGGCCATCAGCCTCCTCCAATATGCTACTTGCTTGTCTGAAAGACGATTAAACTTTACATAAAAGGTTGCCATCGAAGTTCCCATCCTTGCATGGCATGGCCTAAACCCACGCCCGTTGTGGGCGATGGTCGCTTCGGCCTGTTGTTCGGTGTCTGTTTGACGAGCATTCAAACATACAAGCGCTCGGGCCACTGCCTTATTATTGGTTGCTAAAAGTTTAACAATTTCGGATTTGGTAATCATAGTCGACTCTTTGTTGCGATTTATATATTATATAATAATAGACGAAAGAAGTCAAGAGACATCATACCGCCGCAATGCGAGATCTCTAATTCGTTCGTTCATTTCTTTTCTCTAAAAATATGTAGCATATCAAACTGCGCCACCATATCATCGACAACCATATGGAATGTTTCGTCGAGATTCCATTCATTGTCTATAGCTGTATCCTGTAATGAAAGTGTTGATTTCACACACTCCCGAACAATCAGCTCAGCGAACTTCGTCAGCTGATTACCTCCATCTTTTGTATCGAACTGATCAGGCCATGGTATGCTGGCTTGCAGGGCAAGTTCTCTAATTCGTTCGTTCATCATTCATCCTTAAAATGATCATTCAGTACTTTGTAAACACCTTCTACAGTCATAAACTTACCTTCGGCAAATTCGCTATATACAGCCCTTTTACATTCCATCACAATCAATTCGGCGAACCTTTGATTGAACACTTCTGAGAATATGAGTTTGGTGCCATATGTTTCCACAATATGGTTACATTCGGTTGCCGCAAGTTCACCCGCTTGTTCAGCAAGTTCTCTAATTCGTTCGTTCATTTTTATCCGCCTACTCGATTTTCGCCCATCCAGTTACGGTATGTAGCGCATATTTCCTGAGCCTCAGCTTCGGTGGTTATAGCCCAGTTACAATCATCCTCAGCAAGCAACAGTCGAAGTTTCAGCATCAGCTTTGCCAACCATAGGTGGCGTGTTGGAGAGAGTGTGTAGATAAAACAGGAACGGCAGCGTCGAATACGCTCAATGACAACAACATAGTTCATTCTTTCACTCCGAAGTGTAGCATGAATGCTTGAGCAGAAGCAATGCCTTGCCCTGTCCATGTGTCGTCAACTGCGTTCGAAATACTGGCACATTCCCGAATAATGAGTTCCGCGAATTTTTCCTTATCGAACTCCACGTAGTCCCTATCGAAATAGCTGCCACCTTTACCACCGTGGATGGTAGTGTAGCACTGTTCTTCAAGAGATTTAATGTGTTCGTTCATTTCATGTGCTCCAGTAGGTTTCGGATGCAGGGCTGCAGAAGTTTGGTGTGTCCTCGGCTTCCACGAATGTCTTACCGGACATTAAGTTCACGCGCTCAACCATTTTGACTGGGCGCGTCGACCATTCCTCCACAGTCGATATCTTCCACTGTTCTGTGTTGCCGTATTTCTTGTTTAGCTTGGTGCAAGCACTTTTCGCACCGCGTTCGGTGTCATAGTGTTTACTGAGCCAGGAGTATGGTCCGTGGACTTTCTCCGTTCCTACATTGTATATGAGCCACATATTATTTCCTTTCGAATTCCGCAGCAAGGCTTTCCAACCAACGCTTGCGATATGCCTGGACATTTTCGGTTGTTAATAAGTCTCTATCGATACCGGCCTGTAACCGCAACCAACCTGTGACGAACGCATGATTTTCGATTCGGTTAGAAATAATATTAACTGCTGCATCACTGATTTTTTCTGTGGGTGCAGCATTAAATATAGCCACACAAATCCAACGATGCTTTGTTTCGGTGCAACATTCTTCGTTACTCATTGCCAGGTGTGCAATGGCGTCCCGAAATACTTTCGCGATTTGTTTGTTGGTTACTTTCATTTTGCGCCTTTTGCGTTATTTGCTTTCGAATTCCGCAGCAAGGCTTTCCAGCCATGCTTTGCGATATGCTTGAGCGCGTTCAACTGTTATTTCCTTGTAAGGAATACAAGCCACATGCTCCAACCAGGCAGTAACAACGGAGTAACCGACAAGTCGTTCCTGGATAATGTCGACCGCCGCATCAATCACTTTATCTGATTTAGCTGCATCAGCGATAGCCATACAAATCCAACGATTCTTCGTTGTGTCTGTATCGCACTCGTAGTTAGTCATTCCAAGATGACCGATTGCATCACGGAATGTTTTTGCAAGGCGTTTGTTGGTTACTTTTTTCATTGTGTGTCCTTTGTTGCTAAGTGTTTATTATACTGCAAAAGGAGTCTATTGTCAATGACGGCGTGCCAACTTCTTCAACATTTGAAACCGTTGCTTTGTGCGCCAACGGGCATAGTTAAGTTGATTGCCACCGCTGAAGAATCCGAGGGTGAGAATGCTAACGAGTGCGTCAAGCAATATGACCCACCCAAATATCACATTCGACCAAAATCCCCATACGTTACTTGTGCGCCGTATCATTTTGAAAACTCCATAGCAAGTGCTTCCAACCAACGCTTGCGATATGCTTGGACATTCACATCTGTCATCTCATCGCACGGAATCTTTGCTACATCTCCCAGCCATTCTCGCACTGTAGATCTTCGTTTGCTGTCCAGCCGCTCCATTACTATCTTTATGGCAGCATCTGCGCCTCGTTTTGTCGCTGGTGCAGCGATATTGAGTGTTGTCCTGTTGATTGCGTGACAGATGTATTGAGTGGGTCTACCATTGTTGCCGTCCCACAAATAATCCAATGCCTTAGCAAAGGCGTATCTGATTTCTGTGTTGGTTGCTTTCTTTGCCATTTTGTTTCCTTACTTTGGTAATAGGTTATAATCAAAGTTCATCGTCCAATGAACCCCGTCCTCTGATGCTATTATACACATCCACGCATCATAGCGCATATATGGTTGATAATCAACCAATCTGCCTATACAGTGATTCATTACACGAAACTGCATTACCAAGTCCTATAAAATATTACTCGATCGGGATAGATACGATTTGGGCCGCGACGTGCTTCGTTGTCCAGCACATCTTCAATCCAGCGGATGCCATAACTCATACGTGGAACCGCAAACTTGCCGACATCCTCACTATGCACCGCAAAGAACACGTCATTGCGGCCACCGGAATCAATATCATACAGCCCATTCTCCAAAAGATCGGGACCTGTTTTGATTTCTTCCAGATACTGAACGCGAGTGCCGTTGAAGTTCTCTGCTATAAACTTCTCAAACACTTCGATCTGGCTGTCGCCGACCAAAGTGCCCGGCCAAATGCACACTTGCGAAAATTCTGGTTTACGAGTAATATTCATATCAGTCCTTTGTTGCTAAGTGTTTATTATAACAGGATGTTGCCACCCTGTCAATACACTTACCAACTTGAATGATATTCGAAGTTCCAGTTATCAGGCCATGCCAGGCACTCGTCGAGCTCTTTAACAGTGCGTTCCAGATCCTTAAAGTACCACTCATCGTAGTCCGTGTTGCCGAAGAAGAAGCCCTGTTGGCACGGAAGCAGTTCGCCCGCTTTGCTGTGATCAGCAAGCACTTCTTTACACTTATCACGAAGTTGGACAAGCAGGTCACGATCGGCATAATAGTTACCGCAATCGTCGGTGCCGCCCTGGATATTTTCTACAAACCACGCATGGATAGCGTTAGCCTTGCGCCAATAAATCGCCTCTGCCGAAATTTCCTTCACGCGAGGACCAGGTTCACCAAAGTGAATCTGAGGAGTCAGTTCCGGGAACATTGCCGACACATCGGTGGCAATCTTACTGTCCGGATGATCACCCGAAGACCACAAATAACGCTTACCGCTAAGATACATATCGAGACCCATGACTGACTCCTTTGTTGCTAAGTGTTTATTATAACAGGATATTGCTGTCCTGTCAATCAGTTTACTGCTATTTGCTGAACTCTTTGATAAGCAGCTTCAACCATGCGTGGCGATGTGCTTGCATGTTTTCCCATGTAAGTTCTTCTTCAGGAATACCTTGCTGCATTACCCACGATTCAAGGGAGAAAGCTGGCCAGATGCGTTCGGCAATCAGTTTGACAGCCAGTTGGCCTCCCTCTGTGGTAACAAGCTTCGCATTTTGATTGGAATCTTCGATTGCGTAGCAGATGTATTGGTTCTTGATGCTGTGCCGGAAATCATCGGGTCCTGCCAGATCAGCCAAAGCATTTACTAATGCTGTATGGATTTGTTTTCGTTTAGCTCTGTTCATATTAATCTCCTGAATCGATTTGGTAACGACTTCCGCACTCAGTGCAAGTGTATTCTGTCAAACACCGGCCGGCATTCCTACCTACATAGTTGTGCAAACAGGGCTTGCCTTGCTTGTTTAGCTTTACATACCCAAAGGCATGTAGGGCCATTGTTTGTCCGCCGCAGTTATCACAGCGCAATGTATCATCCTCGGAACGATATCCTGACATGACACTTGCATATTTGCGACTTTCTTCCGGGCAAGGTCGACGCCCGGTGCCGTTACACTTTGGGCATTCTGCATATCCTGCAGGAATTGATGTGTATGTTTTCGCCATATAGGTCCTTTGTTGCTAAGTGTTTATTATAGCACCTAAACAGCATATAGTCAATAGATTTATTGCACAAAAGAGAAAACCTACCTTGCTGGGCATTCCAGTCTTGGTAGGTCTATCATTTAACTGATAATGATGCACAGTAATAACATCACTCTCCGCCTCTGCACCTTCAACGTTCCATTCTTTCGAACTTCACTCCAGTGTGCTCAAAGACTCATCTATATTTTAAAATTTCTATTCTATATACATTCAGCATCTGACCGTTCAGATTACAGAAGTGGTTTCGGGCGAGTTTATATGCCCTGCTAACACCTAACTCTCGTTAGTTTTAAAGGTTGGTTAAAGTCTATTTGGATATATCTCCTTGTGCGCTTGGATGAACGCGAGTTACCTTCGAACATCATTACATATCACATCTAAGAGAGGTGTTGTGCCGTCGCAGTGCTCATTGTCTAACACAATACCATAAAACGAGTGTTCCCTGTTCTCCCAAACGACACTACAAGTTTTACAGTTTCGATCCTTCCGGACTCATCAGTTGTGTAATATATTTATCCGCCGCCCCAATGATACTTCATTATGCGCCCACACAGCACACATTTATAAGAATCGGTATGATGCCCACACTTACTGTCGAAAACATATCTATGTTTACATTCGGGCATCGCTTCCGAATCCGTTATCTTCCCAATAACTTCCGAATCCTTTAGCTTCTCTTTTACTTCAATCATATGCGTCCTAAAACTCTCGCTCCGGTCTTGAACCGGACACCGTCTGTCCTTCAACCATGCTTGCAGGGGTCTTCCAGAATATCTCAAACAGCGCATCCCCATTTCAAGAGTAAATCGAAAATTCCTAAGGGGATTCGAACCCCGAACTGGCGATCTTATAAAAGCATTCCAGTGTCAATCCGTTAAGAGGTAAGGATGCAGGCCGCCCCTCTTATACAGGAATTTATAGAAGCAAGCTAAAAGGTAAAATAACACCTCAGCCTCCCAAGTCAGCGAAGTGTGCCAGGGGATACCTCTCGAGCTGCAACAAGACTTGACAGAATCCACTTGCAGATGGTAATCTCTCTTGTCAGCTTGCTTCTATAAATTCCCTATCTCATGTGTTTATTATAGCATAACAAACACATGATGTCAACTACTCATTTAATCGCTGCTGCGAACTGTGCTTCGATTTGGACAAACGTATCAGCAACCGTTTTATCATCGCGCCGTTCAATCAATCGGGGTAAAAACATAGAATGTTTCTTGCCGGGTTTGGTGGAATACATAATACCGTTCGACCGAATGGTTACGATAGCATCCAACCAACCAGCCCGATCATTGTGTATTGCTACACGCAAGTCATCCGGAATACCCGATGCATTCACCTCAAGCAAGCCACATTCGCTGAAGCAGTTAAGTGAACCAAATAGGTTGGCATTCTTGTTTTTACCGGGTATAAATCCCTTTACCCTAAGCTCAACGTCAATCACTTCCTTTTGCTTTACTTGGTCCTTGCTCGTCCCGTCTTTCCACTGTGCATCAGCGCTCTTACATACTGTGCCTTCCAACTTGCGCTTACGGGCATCACGATAATGTTCGAGTGCTTCTTCGGGCGAATATACAATCCGTGTTTCAATCATTTGAATCTGATCGGAACTGCTGCCCGATAGTTGTAGGCACAAGGCATTGTATCGAGTCTTGTATGGAACAGCATATTTGCCTTTCGGAAAAAACTCCATTAACGGAATCTGATCCCAACAATCAAAAACGACCTTCAGGTTCGGTTGGAGAGGTTCACCTTGCTGAACAGAATTCAAAATCCCGTTTCCGATTTGGCGTTCCAACATCACACCACTGCGATACACTGTGAGTTCGCCATGGTTGCTTGTTCCGTGTCTGAAGGTTGTCGAAGCAGCGTCTTCGATGCCCAGGGCGCCCTGTGGCATAACTGTGCCGCCGCGCGAAGTAATCTGAACGAAACCATCCTTGTCAACATTCACATAAGCGAACTGTCCGTCAGCCTTAATCTGTGAATACACGCCCTGCGACCAGTCCCAATCTTCCATATTGGAAGCTGCCGGCAAGCTGCATCTCATGTACGGCGTAACCGGAATCTCATAGGATTTGTTTACACCCTTGACAGCCTTGTTAACAGTGGACTCGCTGAAGCCAGCACCCAAGTCTTTGATAAGGATGCGGCGATACCAAAAGTTCCATTCGTCGTTGGTTGCCAACTGCATGGCTTTGTCGATAGCTGTCAATGCAGCACCGCCAGTAATATTGCGTTTAATGAGTTGATTTGCCAATGCAGCAAAACCAACAAACGGCAATCCGGGTCCATCGACCCCACTGCGGATCGGGACCTTCTTCACACCAAAGGTGTCAATGTTGTCAAGCGCATAACGCAGTCCTGCAAAGAACTCGTTGTTGCCCGCAACAGCTTCGCGATGGATAACACCCTCTTTGAAGAGTTTGCCGTTGTCCGATGAAATTTCAGTTATAAGTTTGTGTGTCATAATGTTACCAGCTAATTTCTACTTTGTGAGTGGTGAATGGTTTTGGTTCAGTTTCCATATTCTTGAAGCCACCTAAACCATCATGTTGTTCTGTGACGATCCGTAATGTGAAGCCGAGTTTTTCCAATTCAGCCTTGACCAGTCGCTGTACTTTGGTATATTCTGCAGGACGATACGCAGCCTTGTCTATCTTGAAAAAAGTGTTATAACCATTAATGGGGTGATACTTACGCGCACCCTCTTTGGATAGTTTTTCAATCTCGCGGCAGAGCAGTTCTACCTGGTTAGTGACATTGGCGTCACTCAGATCGGCATTCTCGCGGGCTTGTTGTGCTGTGATCATAGTGTATTATACAACTATTTGTTAAATAGAGCAACAGGATTATTTAATAGCGTAGATGAACTCTCTCAATGCTTCGAACTCTTCCTTCGTTAGCTTCAGCGTCGCAGCCAATGCTATCTGAAATCGTTGTTCCTGCGCTACCTTGTCCAATCTCAACTCTTCTAACTCGCCTTCCAATATGTCGATTTCCCATAGGTCAGAGTTATGAGATATGGCACGATCGATATAAGCATGGCGCTTGTGATCTTCATACTCGAAGCGTGTTTCTGGTTTCCCATCGGTGCCGAGTGTTGTGTGGGCAGATACACCGACCTCGGCCGCAGCGGCCATAGCATGTAAGATTCTGCCAGGAAGTGTTGTTATGTATGTTTCGTACGCTTCAGCAGCTTCCCGTTCGAGTTGTTCCTGATCGAGAAGTTCTTGTGCTGCTTTTTGCTCTTTGGTTAGCCTTGCCATATGTGTCCTTGTTTGTTATGTGTATTTTAACACATTACACACATAAAGTAAATAGGTTGCCGGTCGCGAAAGATAGAGGTGTATTGTCTAACATATTTTCCACCGGCTGTGTTTTGGTTTTTATGGGTTATAGGATACCTTGCGGCAGACGCCCTTACACTCTTTCGAGCTACCGACCCTCACACCAGAATTCTTATTATCCTAACATCTTCCATAGTTTATCAATGCTTTCTTCTGTAAGCATCAATTCTGTTAGCACTTGTTCGTCATTTGGGTTCTTCGCATCTGCCCATTTTGATAGAAACCGTAGCTGGTACAGTCCTTTTGGTGTTGAACATTCCCGCAGTTCAGCAAACACCTGGTATCCGCCGTTTTCACTTATCATTGTTTTCATTCTGTTTCCTATAAATGTGGTGGAGTAGGCGGGAATCGAACCCGACCGTTCGCCCTAGGAGCAGGATCCAACCTTGGCCCATCAGAGTGGCACTACAATAAGTCCATCTTATTATCGGCATTCCCAAAGGCAACCCCAAGATGTTGATGTCGATGCAACGACCTATTATTGTAATACTACTTTGGTGGACCATACGGGAATCGAACCCGCTGTAAACACCATTTACCCCAAAATCATATTTAAGTATTTGATAGCCTGCGCCGGGTCGCCATGCATGAACTTCCCTGATACCAGTGGTACCTCAAACACTTAAATATGACCTATCTACCGTCCAGATTGTAATGGATCCGCAAAACGGACTACCCACTTACCTTGCTGGCCTTAACCATCGATAGAATCATATTAAAACACCCTGGGATGCATCAGTCCCAATGTTGAGGCTATTTGCCGTTCGTGGCTCACTCAAAAGGTGCTCTAATATAACAGCTAACACCTCCAACGATTGGGAAATCTATTCCTGGAGGACCATCATGTTAGCAGTCTCATTATAGCAGTAATACTATTTATTGTCTACCGGTGGCGTATAATCCGTTTTACATGCAAGTTTCATCAAGATTGCCCCTTCATAATAGCTTTGCAGATTTTGTTTGCTTCAACCACGCTCAGTTTTTCGTGGTATTTAACACAAGCATCAACACTATTAGAACTTCCTGCCGTCAACCCGATAACAAATCCGACGATAAGCCCTACCATAAATCCGATTGCGGCAGTGAAAAGAGTATCGGTCATTTCGTTTCCTTTATATACCATCCGGTTTTCAGTTCCGATTTCAACTTACCTTTGTTCTCATAATGCTGCTTGCAGAAAGCAGACATAGTATGAAATTCTTTAATCTTCTCAAGAACTTCTTCAATGTTTTTGCCTGAGACCTGAGTGAAGTATTCCGTGCCCATTTTTATTTCGGCAGTAATCATGTTGTTTCCTTGGGTTATGCAGCAATGGGTTCGATTGTTGCCAGTTTAAGTTTTTCGTCGTTGATGACGACAAACTTCATTGGAAATTTGTGGCTGTCTGGGTTGTTGCGGGCAAACGCCCAACCCATGTTTTGCCGTTGGTTCATCGAATTGGAGATAAACTTTTCCATTTGATCTGGCGTGTTTACAGTGTAGACTGGTAGCATGTTATTTTCCTACTTTCAAAGAGTTGTGAAGATCGGTGATCTGCCTATAGACTTATTGTATTACAGTTGACAATATAAGTCAAGCTGCCTATTAAAAATTTGGTATGTGACGACCAGATGCTTACCCTGAGAAAGGATTTATGGCGCGCCAGCATCGTATTAAACTTGTTACCGAAATGCAGTAGGGTAACAAAGAGTTGCCGATACGAAATTCGTAGGAAGTAAAGTCTCCATTGCTTATTCCCACATACCAAAACTAAAATCACAACCGGCTATCCGATTGTAGAAAACTCTAAAATCTATTAAAAAATTCCTGTAATTTCTTTTCTATTTCCGTCAGTTCTTTATCATTTTCTGTTGATCTCACTGGCGGCACCCATTCTTTTTTTACTTTCTTATGCTTTATCGGTCTCGGATAATCGCTCTTGGGTTCGATAAAGATAGTTTCATATGATGGAATAGGATTCATTTTATATCAGTTGGTAAATGCCCAAATAAATGCGAACACCCACCCAACCACTGTCCAACCAACCAGTAGATTGGTTAAAAAGATAGGCACGGCATTTCGATGATCCCGCACACTGGCTATAATCGCTGGTGTAAAATAAAAGATAAGGGCGAACAACATTGATACCATATATTTCCTAAAATTTGGTGGGCAGTTAGCCTATACAGGAGCCCGTCCCTGTATAGCGGTATCCGGTCAAGTGTGAGTCGACGGTCCATCCAGGATTTTTACATCACAACCTATAATAGGTATCCTGCATTTAGTTGAGATGCTGTGCTTCATCCTGATCAGGGCCTATACACAGCGGTGCTCCCGTCTTTCGACATCTCAAACTTGATTGAAGTTCCCGGGTGCTACCAAGATAAAGGCTCCTTTTGGCCTCAGAGCGCCCGAACCACCAAAGGGAAGGTAGTTTATTCGGACTCGGCAGGTACGAACTGCCCTTGTGCCTACTTCAAACTTGGTGCGCCGGGCGGGACTCGAACCCGCAACCTCGTAAAAGGGACGGTTTTTAAGACCGTTGTGTAAACCATTCCACCACCAGCGCCTTATTCTTATTCCAATCCTGCTTCGTCGATCTCGTCTTCCAATGCTTCTGCGACAGTCTTCTTCAGAAACAATGGATCGGGGATCGACAGTACCTTAACGTATTTATCCATACCCTCGCGACCTTCCAGATAAGCGCGGATTCGACCTTCTGCAATCGTGCGACCAACTTTTTTGTTGAATACATCATTTGGGTTGCAACGTGCGACAGATATCAGCACCGTGTTATTTTCAGCGGGATAGACAGCCACAGTAGCACCACCCCGCGAATTCACTTCGGAAAATCCATTACTTTGTGTCATATTGAATTTTCGATAGTGCATAAATTGTGTTTGGGTCTTCATATAAATCCTTGTGTTAAAATGTTATTTTATATTATTAGTGTCACACTGTCAACAAGAAGGCTTATAATAAGATAAATATATTAGGGATAGACCGGCCAGTCGAAAACGAGTATGCCTACTTGCTGCCCTATTTTATAATAGGCACATAAAGGGCAATATGAACTATCAAAAAATATATGATGCACTCATTCAACGTGCAGAATATGAAAATAGAAAGAAATATAAACGTACAGATAGTAGATACACCTACTATGAATCACATCATATCATTCCTGATTGTTTTTATATCAATCGAATTAGGAGAGGACCTATAGGTTGGCTTATTGGTAACCCAAATGATAAAGATAATAGAGTTTTACTTACCCCAGAAGAACACCTTTTAGCCCATTTATGTTTGGTAAAAATATACCCCGACAATCACGGATTGATAAAAGCAGCTATGCTGATGTCTGTTGATAGCAACGGTATGCGTATCAATAATAAACAATTTGGATGGTTAAGGAAACGAGATTCGATAGCCAAAACCGGAAAGCCATCACTTAAGAAAGGTCAGCCGATGTCAGAGGCACAGAAACTTAAATTAAGCATAGCAAAAAAAGGAAAACCAGCACATAATAAAGGCCTAAAAAGCACAACGCCGTCGCCTAAGAAAGGTAAAAAACATAGTAGACCGAATATAAATAAGGGAACACCTACCGGACGCAGTCCATCAAATAAAGGTAAGACATCCCCTTGTAAAGGTATCAAACTTGGTCCATCAACGAAATTCGTTTGTCCTCATTGTGAAAATATTATTGGCGGCGCCGGCAACTATAGCAGATGGCACGGCGATAATTGTAAGAATAAAGGCTAATCGAGGTTTAATTTTTACAACAAAACAAGCGATTTGTCAACTATCTTTTCCGTTGGCTTGTAGAACTTGTGATTGTCTATTACTGCAACCATTTTGTATTGCTTCGACCATTTCGGATATCTATACCCCTTCGACTTCATTACTTTATCCGCAAGATAAAAGGTTGAGCCATTTGTCGGATCGGGCACCATTCTATGTGCTACCTGGTGTGCAACCTTCATTGCCATTTCCCATCCTTGCTTATCAATATCATTCTTTTGTTTTGGTATTAAATGCAAACTTGTGGCGATACTTCGCAGCGTAGGGTTATTGTTGAACACACTGTATTGATAGGGCTGCAAAACCACCTGGCATAGCGTCTTTTTGACAGCGCGGTTCACAGATGTGAAAGCAACAGCCACCTGCCCGAGCATCGACTCGCCACGGGCTTCACCGTAGATCATTACCGCAAGGCACTTTATCTGCTTCATATCTACCTTAACGATAGGTTTTGGTGCAGTAGGTTTTAAGCACATGGCTTTCTGCCCTATGTCTACAGCGGTAGGTACCAATGCTAAGAGGATTAATAGTTGCTTCATACTTCCTATTATACATTAAATAGGAGAATGAGTCAATAGGATTTAGAATAGTTGGTAGTCGCGAATACTTAGACAACCTGTTTCGGTATAAGATATTCCACTACCAGTGGTGCCACCCACCTTAAAAGTTGGTAATCGCGATGTAAGGGGTTTCTAGAAAACATTACAACCACTACCAGTATAGGACCATCCCACACCTTTTTTGATACAAGAAGTTAATGGTGGGTCAGGTGGGAGTCTAACCCACGATCAACGGTTTCCGGTTTGTGTGACTTTAGCCACTCCCTGGACTATGCCTTCACCATATCTTGCGACTTAGGTGGGTGCCGTCTAGTCTCTACACGTTCAAAGATATTTCTATCTAAGCTTCGCTCGATATTGCCTTATGCATTTCTGCACTTAGGTTTCGTCGAATTTGACACCATTCACTCGGTAGATTTCTCTATCCGGTGCACTCTTCCTGAATGAGACCGCTGCTTTAGGACACTAAGCTACTGACCCGTATTCTTTCTATTTAGCTTTTGGTTCGTATCTACGAACCAGCTCTTTCTCTTTGGTATCCAAATCCTTCAGATGCTTATCCAACTTGGCGAAATCTTTCTTCTCCCAGATGGAATATGCTTCCGAGTTCTTTGCTAACCAGATACCTTTGTAGTTCATGCCACCTTAGTCAGGATTGACCGTGGTGTGGAAGTCTTTGCCTCACCCGCAGCACGCCACACAGCAGCATTGACAACCTTTGCAGCTGGCTTAACCATTTCGCGAGTAATATACCAGTTAAGCATTTTGGACTTAACTTGGTCGGCAACGCTGCCGAACTCCGGATCATAACTGAACCTGATAGGAGAGTCTGCCCACGCATTGCGCTTCATAAACAGTGCAACCGCTTTGCGATGCTGTTTATTGGCGGGATCAAATGCAACAGTATTCATTTTGTGGAGAATCATTTCATTTCCTTTGTGTGTTGGTCCGGCGTAAGGGAATCGAACCCCTATAATGACTTTAGAAGAATCATGTCCTATCCGTTGAACGAACGCCAGTATGTTAAAGTTTCGACAATACCGGAAGCACAACTGATGTTAACAGTTGCCAGTTCATGAATATCACAAACTCTTCTATCGCTGCTGAAAGCTCTTGAATAAATGTCATATAGTCCTTTGTTGGTTTAGTTGCAAGGAACACCGTGTCCTTGTGCATCCAGTATCTGTGTTATCGCATTGCGTGCCTGAACGAACTTGTATCCGCCTACGCACACTTCTTCTGTCCACCCGAACACTGACCATTTCGATGATTTGCCGTCCAGCAAGGGTAAGAAGATTGAAACCACAATCCCGATGATGGCAATAACAATCATGAGTTCAATAAGCGTAAAACCTTTTTGCATTTCATTTCCTTTGTTGCTATGTGTTTATTATACAATCAACTAATGTATTTGTCAATGCAACACAGGTGGTGTATCTGTGTCAGCAGCAATCGTTGAATCCAATATTGTTTGTAAATGTTCCATCTGTCTGTGATTATTCTGTTCGTTTCGAAGAATCATTCTGACTATGTTTTTAGCATGGTCTGGTGTGAGGTCTTGCACCACTATAAGTTCGCCGTGCTCTGTCATCCACACTTCGTCGGTAAACTCTTTGCCGTCGTGCGTTGTATATTGCTTCTTAGGCACCCAACCCACTCTATATATCCCATCTGAGGTGCAAGTGGCATTCACATGGTTTGCATCAGCCAGCGACTCTATTAGTGCAAGCGCCTCTTCAGGTGTCGAAACATCTTCTGTTTTCATCTATCTTCCATGCTGTCGTTATAGTATTCGGCAGCGCAGGCACATCTCTCGCCATCGGGATGGTCTCCTGCATCGTAGCAGCCGTTAATATCTATATTGCCAAACTCGTCGTACCATTCATCAAGGATTTCACCTATTTTGCATTTTCTGTTATTTAGGATTTCGTCTTTGGTTGATATGTATTTAGTCATTGTGTTTTCCTTATGCGTATATTATAGCAGGATTTTTGGTGGAATGCACCCTGGTAGTTGTAACAAAATGTAACTGATGTTTCGCCAGACCAGACCCATACCTGTTGCACAAAAACAACAATGACGGGTCGTTGGATTTAGGCATTCAACAAGAAACTCTTTTTTTGAAACTGAATTTCTTATCATTTATCGATACATTTCTTACAGCGAGTTTTAATCCATCCACGGGTATTAGAGTCGCGCTCGCCCGGACTGCCACACTCTTCGCAGGTGACACCGCTCAATGCTTCTGCAAAATCAATCGAAATATTGTCGGCATCTGTTGCACCATACACATAGAATCGTAATGTTCCATACTTTTCTTTGACATCACTTATGACAGGTAACTCATCTATGGCAGATGTTATATCAGTTTTGAGTTTGACTATAGCGCCCGAATCTTCATCGACATTAGGATTGTATTCTCTTTCATACCTGAGTAGTTGTTGATCCCTATCAACTTTTTCGTATATCTTAGTGCATAGTATCATTAATATATTATGCCACCCCGAGCCAACACCAAAACTGCGTATGCTTGCTTTTTCCAGAAGCCGAGGAAACATCTTTGCCATCTCCTCAAAGAATTCTTCTGAATCAAGTGTTGTATAATCCATATGTATGTTTATGCCGGTGTGTGCGTTCTATACGCACAATTCCTAATCTTTATTTTATCGCAAAATTCCAAAATATATTTCCTATTTTAAAATCCAAATCTGAGATTAAAATCTGAAACTCACTTTTTATTTTGACATTTTACTGTGTCATTGCAGAGTGTTATCTCATCTTGTCTTCTGCGGCAGGTACACACTCTACCTTGGGCACAGTCATTGCCGCAGCTTGTGCTGAACCAAGCCTTTATACCAATCCATGCGCGTGTTAAGAATGTCATTCTGGATCACCACATATGATTGCAGAACTATCGCCAAGCACCTTCACATTGATTTTAACAATGTGTTGATCTTCTAATGCTTTCTTTTCAGCCAGTTCTTCAGCAGTCCTTAAGCGTTCAATCTTAAGTGTGCTCATACCAAATCGGAATGTAGAAGCTGCCACAGGTTCCATCTTTATGATCGTCTGCATTTCAGACTGGGCATAGTGTTCGTTCTTTGGCGGTATCTTGTGAATTTCTTCTATCACTTCATACTCATCCTCATCCAGTCTTGACATAATGGATTTGAACTTTTTTTCGTCGCTATTGTCAAATGTAAAAGTATATTGTGTTAACTCGTGATTCATGTTGTTCCTAATGTTTAATCCACCCTACAACAGGTATTGCCAGTCTAAGAGCCGTCGCATCTTCTTTCGTTATATCTAACCTTACAAAAATAGTATCCCCGAAGGCTATAGTTGATGCTTCAGGTATATCCATCCATAATATTTTTACTCTCCTGCAATAAGCGTAGAATGTTGGCGCATCTGTTTTATTTATGCGTATGTAATACACTGCCTTGTTCATATTATACTTACTATGCAATAAATAATCAATAGAATATTTACATTGTTTTGTATAGCGTAAGCATTTCCGGTATGCGGGTGTGACTATTTCGGCTACCTAATAGAACTAAGAACCGTTGACCAACAGGGGAATTCACAGCCATTACCAAACACCCGCCGGCAGGATCGGTAAAGCCTGTCTTAGATAGGATTATATCAAGTTTGGATGTAAGTGGATTTGTGTTGTTGATTTTTATAACACGCTTACCGGCAGTAACTTCTGCAGTTGATAAACTTGATATACTTGTTATATGTTCGTTGGTAGATGCTGCCAACATTAACTTTAAAAGATCGGAAGCCGTGCTGACATTTTCCTTACTGAGCCCGGTTGGTTCCACATAATGAGTGTGAAGCATACCTATCTCTTCTGCACGAGCATTCATATAATCTACACAGTTTGGTAAGTTATCGCACAGTATCTGTGCTGCAAAGTTATCGGATTTAACCAAGGCAAGCGTAAGAAGTTCCTTGCGTTGCATAGTAGCTTGCCTCCGCGGGATTCTGCTTTGCACAGTTCGTTTCGTTGGTATAACAAGATCTTCATTTAGGTCCTGCTCCGATGCAAGCAATGCTACCATTAACTTTGATATTGACGCAATGGGCCTAACAAGATTTATGTCCTGCTCTTTGAGAATAGTCCCGTCACTATCTGCAACAAGATAACTTTGCGTTGTAAACGCTGCGGGAATCTTATGCTTGGCTATTGCGTTGATTGAAACAAACAACATGCATAGTATTAGTATTTTATTCATATACTATTATACTGTATTTTGTTACACATTACAACTAACCAGTATTAAGACCTTCCTGATTGGGTCTCCACAATGACTGATAAGACACAGGTCCGTATGTTTCGACTGAGAAAGATATAGTGATTCCGTTTGTTAAACGAAAACTTAGATAGCCTGCCCTGTTGTTATTGTTTAGATAGTTATCCGTTACCGTTACCATGCATACTGCTTCTTGCGGGTTTAGAAGTGTCAGTTGTTTCATAACAAACTTAACACTGGTGGGATTTTCAGGATACCATTGCGTATCAACTATACCATCTAATCCTGTACCTGTTACCTTCAGGTAACTTGGCACACCACTTGTTATGACAATACCTACAGTGCCTGTGCCGTTAAACGGACTTGTTGGTAATGACTCGACAGATATAATAAATGTTTCCATCTATTATTTATCGACTCGTTCTATATTTGTCTTTCAGTTCCGTCGGGACACTATATACCTGTAATCGATCAGCATAAAAAGGATCACCCAACTTTATTACAAGTGCTCGTTCGCCACTTAGACTTCCGCTAATCCGTCTATACTGGTTTCTTGCACTCGGTATTTCAAAATCCCATTCTATCTCTGTTTTTATATGTTTGAAATCGTCACCGAGAGATGAAATGAACTGCTCACATCTATCGGCCTCTTCCTCTTCAAATAGGAACTCAGCAAGAACAGTTTCATTCATATTATTTGCACTTCGTTGTATGTCACTACAGTTAGCGTAGGATCGATTGTGTTGCACTTTGGAGAGTAAGTTCTTTGCTTCAATACAAAGTCTTCTATGCCAAGCCCTTTTATTAGTTGGTCGCACGGTATAGGTTTATCAGTAGAGATCTTTAGTTGGATAATCTTATCCTTAAACTCAATCTCTACATTACTTACACCCGGATATTCTACGTCAGTGAATGAATATGATTGGTCTTCTTTCACCAATGCCCATATAGCTGATGATACCAAGTATAGGCCAACTATAATACCTATGCCTGCCAACTTCTTAGAAAGATGCATTTTAATAAACCTTAATATAACAGCTATATTTATGACTTATTGCATTATACGACTATATAATACAATAAGTCAAACTAATATATAAGGAGGCCGGCTAACATAGTCTCCCGAGGTAGCGTTCTACCTGCATATCTACATCTTTTTCAAGTTTATCCATATCTACGAACACCCTTATATCTCTGAGTTTCTTAAATAAATCACCCATATCTTCCAACGAATCGCCGTCGGTTATAGGTATGGGTTTGGTAAGCTCTGTGCCGTTTAGATCGACAACTTTTCCGTTATTATACTGAACCATTACTCGCTCAATATACTTAGGTGGTATTTCATTAACATCTATCTCTTTGACTATTCGTGCAAATGCAGATGGATTAGAACACTTATCTACTGATATATATGTAATGCTTGGCTTATTAATCATCTGCGGTCTCCCATTACATATATTTATATGAAACAGCCATTATAGCTGTTTCAGTATATTAAGAGATACGCGCAGCATCCCTAACCACTTTAGCCTTTACTTTAGCATCTATCGCGGCTACCTTTTTTTCTACCTTAGCTGCTGCTGCATTTTTCTGATCACGTATGCGGCGCTTCTCTTTGCGCTCTTCCAACTTCTCAGCCATAATCTCTTCTGGTAAGCGTGGGCGGCCTTTGCCCGGGCGAGTCTCTGGAGCGAGCGTGTATGCCTGTTCCCGTTTAGTTGCTGCATCCTGCTCTAACACTTCGGCTTGAGCAATCAGTCCCTTTGCTACAGCTACATTATCCACCTTAGGTGTGTTTGCTGATGCAACGATTTCTGCTACGGTTTGCGTAGGTGTGGCATTTTGTTTTGCAACATACTCATCCACCTTCTTATCGATTGTAGCATTAATAAGCTCAAGTGGAACAACCTGCCCTGGTAACGGAATCATATTAACATTAGTAATAGGTTCCTTGCGTAGATAACCACGTTGATGTAGCGAAGTTAAACAGTTTGTTCCATCGGGAAATGTTCTGCGATTAAGCACTTCAAATAGATCGTTTGTTTCTGTTGCTTCTCTGCTATTCAAAATCTGAATAACATAGTCGTGATAGCTGTCCGGTAGTCTTTCTGTTTCTACAATCAAACAAGATGTGTCGTCTGTAGGTAACTTTCTAAATACAACGGCTACGCGAACCCCTGTATTCTTTAACTGTCCCGCGTGTTTTTTTAAGTTCTCGATTGCCATTTTCTTTCCTTAGTTTGTTCCATAGTTTTTATGGATTGTTACTTTCTTACCATTATACGTTTTCTTTAGCTTGGGAACTACATTAGTTAGAAAGTTATCAGTACATTCTTTCAGGGTAGCCGATTTCACATATGATGACCTAACTACTGTAATGGGTGATACATTAAGTTTCTGCAAGTAATCAAAAAGCATATTATTCAATCCGTGATGCTTTGCAGTTAAGTTCAACAATAATATCTCCGATGTTGGATCATCTTGTGGATACTTGATGCAGATTGCCATGTAGAATTTTTCTGTCGATATATATTTTCCATCGTCTGGATCTACATATGAACCGACTACACATCTATATTCGTCTACTTCGATGTCGGGTATACTATTAGCCTTAAAAAATATAGATATCAACTCTTTATTTTGTTCTGTTGCTATAATAGTTGTTTCTTCTTGCATCTTTTCTATGACAGCAAAGTCCTTGCTTATACTCCATAGCTCTTTCATATCACTATCTTTAACTATTTTTATTGCTTCCTTCATGTCGGCTATTTCTTTTGCTCTTGTTGCTTCGTGGCTTATTCCTATCATGGTATTCTTTATTTCATTGATCTTTGCATCTGTGATAGCATTATCTGTTGGTTCCATACTCTCTCCTATTATGCTACTGTAGCTTTTGCGGCCGGTGTAGGTGTTTTTGCTTGCTCTTGTTCCACGTATGCCAGGAAGCCGGATAGCTTATCGAACACACCGCCTACATGCGTAAGTTCAGGTCCCTGAAATGCTCCACGACGTGATGCTAAATCAACCACTCTGCTGAGTAGTTGTAAATCAGTAATGGTTAGTTGCACAGGTTCTAACTCTGCCTTTGTTTCTACAGGTGCTTCTACTGCTGGTGCAGCTTTTGTCTTCTTTGTTGCCATTTTGTCTCCAATGTAATGGTTGGTTATATACGCATTTATTTACCATAAAAGGCATTATTTGTACATTTTATTGATATTTTATTGGACGGTTTTGGTATATTTTTGCCTATAACATAGTATTTAATGGCCAAAAGAATAGGGCCGAAGCCCTATATCTTTAGTTTTCCTGCAGTTATACAGGATGGTCGCCGCCGGCGTGTCGTGTAACTTTAATCAAATGCTCTGGCCAATCCACGTAGTATTTCCATTCTTCATCTCTAATATGCAGCGGCAAAGTTTTACGCTTTGCAAGAATTTCATAGTATGTAGGCTTGACGGGCTTCTTCTTAGGAACAATCCTATGATCATCACCCTTTTCACTATTGCATGCCTTACAAGAAGTGCATACGTTAACCCATGTAGTCTTACCACCGTGTGAGCGGGGAACCACATGGTCGAGTGTTAGATCCATCACACTGGTTGCCTTACCGTGCCTATCTTTACACCTACCCGTTATTTGCAGCTGGCAGGTAAAATCATCACGCAAATACACATTGGCTCTGCTGTATTTCAATGTCTTAGCCCATTTAACTTGTTCAGTCATGATAATGATAGAAGGGACAGGCATATCCAAATATTGGGATCTGACAGTCCAATCGTCATAGGACTTCAGAATCTTTACCTTATCGGTAAAAACTAATCTCATAGCGACTTGCCAATCAACCGTTGATAGCGGTATCATGGATAGTGGCATAGCGTTAGCATTGAGTAGAAGTGTATCAGACATTTTGTTTTATTTCCGTATAGCATATTATAACAGGTATAAGATGCTTGGTCAACCGATTAAGTAACTATTTCTATGTAGTTTTTAAACTCGGGCGGCACACCTTTTAACTTTAGTGCTACTGCATCTTCTGCCTTATCGAACTCCACACGAACTATTTCCTCAAAGTGATGAGGACTCGGTGTAGATTCGACGTGCATCTTAAAACTAACCTCATCATTGCAAGTTGAGTCAACCCACGCCCTAAAGAAAATCTCAAGCAGTCGCTGTTTTTCTGTTGTGGTAGGATCTTTAATCTTAAATAATAATGAAGTCTGATGCATTAAGAGTATTTATCTATACCCTTAATGCATTGCTCACTATTTCTTTTTAGGCGAGTGGTCGTCCGGTACATAGTGCGCTGTCATTCCAAACGGCGCAATGATTCTTTGTCCTGGATCACCGTGTATGAGGAATAATGTGTCGACATAATCCGGATCACCCCAACTACCACACGGATAGCCGTCGGTCATCATAATGAATCGCTCGGGCACAATACCCTTTTCCTTCATAAATGTCCAGTTGCAAGGAAACTCTGTGCCACCTCCGCCCTTGATATCATATTTGTCAATGTCGTCGAGTGTATCTGGAGTAAACTGTTGATAGTTATAAACCTTTGTATCAAATGTCCAAACGTCAAGCTCAAAGTCCATAAACTGTTGCATAATACCTTTTGTTTCAGACAACAAGTCACGCAACATTTCATTACTCATTGAGCCAGATGCGTCAATCGCAACCGCTGCCTTAACTTTAAAGTCGTTTTTCGTTGCAGGCAAATATATACCACTTGCTTGCATTTTACGTGAGCAGCGATCCCAGGTAAAGTCCGACTTCACCATAGATTGCAGTTTCATATTTAATATTTCCCGCCAGTTCATTTGTGGCTCAACCATGTCTTTCAACAGACGCTTAACACCTGCAGGAGTATTGCCACCTGTCTTGGATGCTTGCATAACAGCATTGCGAATTTCGTCAGATAAGATTCTACGATCTTCTTCTGACATTGGCTCGCCTTTGCCGTCGCCCGGTTCCATATGCACGTCGAACTCTGGCCAGTTACCACCCGGTTCCTTAAGGAGTAGTTCATATACTTCTTCAGTGAACATTCCTTTGTATTTTTTATCAAAACATGCTTGCACACCAGATGTTTTCGGATTAGGCAACTTGCCTACGTTGTGTTCATCCAACTCTCCGTTAATAACAAAGTCTGCCGCAGCATTCCACATCTTCGGAAGTCTGCTACCGCGCCTATCCATGTGATCATAAACACAGTGTTCTACTTCGTGTGCGACAAGAAAAATGCATTCTTGCTTGTCAAGTTTGCTAATGAAGCGTCGGTTGTAGTAGAAATAACGTCCGTCTGTGCCAGCAGTCTTGCACCACGGCTCGTCGGTAGCATCACGCAGGGTTAGTCGAGTGGCAAGTGTGCCCCAAAAAGGTTGTTGGAGAAGTAGTGAAATCCGTGCGCGTATTAGTTGTTCTAATACTGCTTCGTTGCTTGAGTCTGCCGCCATTGATACACCTCTTAGTTAATAGTGTTTATTATAGCGTATTTTAAAAAATAAGTCAAGCGATAAATGCTAAAAGAATAAAAGATAGATAAATATAAAACTATATTAAGGAACAATATTATGCCTACATATCCTATCCAATCATCTTTAGCAGGACTATCTGATGTTGCATTTAACGGACTCACAGACGGACAACATCTCACATATGATCAAGCAACACTGACTTGGGTAAATGCAAACAATGCAACAAGTGGATACAGTGGCCAAACAGGACCGAAGGGTAACAGCGGTTTTAGTGGTGTGTCTGGTATCAGCGGCTTTAGCGGTCACGGTACTCCGGGTGTTGTTGGCTCAAGTGGCTACAGTGGTACAAGTGGTGCAGTAGGTGGAATAGGCGCAAAAGGGCACAGTGGCTTTAGCGGTGTAAGTGGTGTATCAGGCTTCAGCGGTCATAATGGCGCTTCTGGTATCAGCGGCAATAACGGAACATCTGTTGCATTGAAAGGAACTGTAGCAGATTTCGCCAGCTTACCATTAAATGCAACAGCTGGTGATTTATATGTTATTCTTGCTACAAGCGGCGGATATACCGCAGGTGACGGTGCTGTATCAGACGGTGCCAATCATTGGGGAAATGTAGGTCAGTTGCAAGGGCCGACAGGAACAAGTGGCGTTAGTGGCTTTAGTGGCGGCATAGGCGCAACAGGCATACAGGGTATCAGTGGATACAGTGGTGTTAGTGGCGCCGCAGGTCAAGTAGGTCAAACAGGAACAACGGGTCAAACAGGAACAAGTGGGTTCAGTGGATTTAGCGGATTAGACGGACAGACCGGATATAGTGGTCTTAACGGTGTCATTGGTATCGACGGTATAAGCGGATACAGCGGTGTAAGTGGGGTCGGTGGTCTTAGTGGATACAGCGGCATAAGTGGTGCAACTGGCGCGATAGGACTTACAGGCGACCCTGGCGCAGCAGGAACATCGCTTGCATTGAAGGGAACTGTAGCAGATTCAGCAGCATTGCCCGGTGGTGCAGCAGCAGGAGACCTATATATTGTATTAGGTGCCGGTGGTGGATACGCCGCAGGCGATGGTGCAGTGTCAGACGGACTTACCGGATGGGCTAATGTTGGTCCTATTCGTGGCCCTGCAGGTGCAAGCGGTGTCAGCGGCTTCTCTGGTGTCGGAACAAGCGGCTATAGCGGTATAAGTGGCGCTACAGGTGTAAGTGGCTACAGTGGCTGGTCTGGTGCAGCAGGTGGCGCTGGCGCTGGCGCCGTGTTAGATGTTAATAACAGTTTAGGTATAGGCACAGGTGCGTTGGTTTCTACAACTACCGGCATAAATAACTTCGCAGTCGGTGCAGGCGCCATGTGTCTAAATACTGTCGGTAGTAATAATACAGTTTTTGGATTTAATGCATTATTTAATAACACAGGCGGAAACTTTAATGCAGCATTGGGGTGTAATGCACTAGGCAGTAACACATCAGGCAGTAATAACTTCGCCCACGGCGACAGCGCTCTTTATGCAAACACCACAGGTAGCCACAACTTCGCCCAAGGATATCACTCGCTTCGATTTAATACAACCGGCAATAGTAATACAGCGATTGGAATGAGATCACTTATTAGAAATACCGGTGGCAGTAACAACCTTGCGGTAGGAAATGAGGCACTATACGGCAACACCACAGGTAATGACAATGTGGCTATTGGTTGCAGTGCGCTCTACAGTAACACCTACGGTAGAAGCAACATTGCAATAGGTGCCGCTGCTCTTAGCAAGAATACCCTTGGTACTGATAATACCGCGATAGGACACTTCGGCCTTTACTGCAACACACTCGGCTACGGTAATATCTCTATAGGACTTTGTGCCCTCTACAATAACAACATGGGATGCCACAACATTGCCCAGGGCTATAGAGCGCTCGCCTCCGGTATTACAGGAAGCTACTCCATAGCCATTGGCAACAATGCGCTTGAAAAATCTACCTCAGTAATTAACACATTTACGCTGATTGGTGGCACAGGATACACACCTGGCACATATACAGACATAACGTTAGAATGGTTGGCAGGACCTGTTCCTACTGTATTACCTGTTGTGAACATAACAGTGGACGGAGCCGGAGCAGTAAGTGCAGTCACTCTTGTATCTGGCGGTGTAGGCGTAGAGGGCGGCACGATTAGCGGATTCATACTACCGGTCGCTGGTGGCGCCTGGGGTGCTGGCGTCGATGCTATCTTCTACGTTGATCAGGTTAACACAGGTCATCAAAACGTAGCTATTGGCGCGTGGGCACTACAATATAACACAACCGGATATGGAAACGTCGCCCAGGGCTACAAAGCACTTAACGCCAATACCACTGGATGTTATAACGTAGCTCATGGCCACCACGCGCTCTATGGTAATATAGCGGGTAGCCATAACATTGCCCAGGGGTACCTAGCACTGGAAAACAACTATGGCAGTCACAATATCGCTCAAGGCTACAGGACATTGGTTCACAATGATATAGGAAGCTATAACATTGCTCAAGGATACAAAGCGCTCTATAGCAATACTACCGGTAGTGATAACATCGCCCTAGGTAGACAGAGCTTGTATAACAATACCTCTGGTTCAAATAACATAGCCATTGGTTATTGTGCTGGTTGTTTGACCACAACCGGCTCTAATAACACCATCATTGGACAGCTTGCAGGCGCCGCAGACTGCGTTTGTACCGTGCTTATAGGTGCAGGTACATGCGAGCGTATCCGAGTCGATAATACAGGGTTATATATCAATAATGCTGCATTAACAGGAATCAGTGGATATAGCGGTGCAACCGGTACAGCAGGAACAAGCGGCTATAGCGGTATAGATGGCACAATAGGGTCAGTAGGAACAAGCGGCTATAGCGGTATAAGTGGCGCTACAGGTGTAAGTGGCTACAGTGGTGTAGTAGGCACTCTTACAGCTACATATAATAGCCTCAGTATAGGTACAGGCGCGTTAGCATCTTCATCAACAGGGTTCAATAATATTGCAATAGGTATTGGTGCATTGTGTAAAAATACAACAGGCAGTGATAATCTCTCACAAGGGTATCATACACTTAATAAAAACACCACCGGATGCAATAACTTTGCACAAGGATTCCAAGCTCTTTACGGTAATACAACCGGATGCAATAACTTTGCACAAGGTTGCAGAACACTGCAAAGTAATACAACAGGATGTAATAATATAGCAATCGGTATGTATGGATTATGTGCCAACACAATAGGCATCAGTAACGTTGCACTCGGATATAATGCTCTTTGTGGAAATACAACAGGCAATAATAACTTTGCTGTAGGTTGTTCTGCACTTTCAACCAACACAGCGGGATATAATAACATTGCTATAGGTTGCTCATCATTATTTTCCAATACAACCGGTTATGGTAATGTTGGATTAGGAATACGAACACTTGCATCAAACACAACTGGATATTATAATATCGCTATAGGAACTTATGCACTCTGTTCTAATCAAAACGGGTATCATAATATTGCTGTAGGTCCTACAACACTTAATAAGAACACGTTCGGCTATGGAAATATAGCTATAGGGTCGCAGGCGCTTGAAGCAAATGTATCTGGTTGTGCTAACATTGCGCTAGGCAAATGGGCAGGCATAGCCAATACAACTGGCAGCAGTAATAGTTTTATTGGATATGGTGCAGGTCAACAAAACACAATCGGCGCAAACAATACCTTTATTGGTTATAACGCTGCTGGATCCACAGCTACTTCATCGAATACCATAACACTCGGTAATTCAGCTATAGCAACCATAAGAGCCCAAGTAACCACTATCACTGCATTATCTGATGCACGTGATAAGAAAGATATTATCGATATTCCATTAGGACTCGACTTTATCAATCAAATCCGTCCTGTGAAGTTTACGTGGAACATGCGTGACGGAAGTAAGGTTGGTCAAGGCTATGCCGGTTTTATTGCACAAGAGTTGAAGCAAGCAATGGACTTCCACCAAGCTAAAGAATGGTTGGATCTTGTGCTTGAAGATAATCCAGATCGCTATGAAGCTGCACCCGGCAAGCTATTGCCCGTAATGGTTAAAGCAATACAAGAATTATCAGCTAAAGTAGACGCTATACGATCCGAATTTGACGCTTATAAAGTGGCTCACCCGTAACCCGTAATAGTAAGTCATTAAAAAGCCTGCACTTGCAGGCTTTTTCTTGTCACGTTAAATAGTTGGAAAAGAAATCAGTTCTTTATATTCGTTTGATTTTTGGTAAATCATAAAATTGAAATTATATCCTGCCAGTAAGGTATATTTCTGTTTTGCTAAATTAGTGTGTAACCACGAAACACGACTCGAATATGTATATAAACTTTTAACTTCAATTATTAAATTATTTTTTGGTATATAGATATCGGGAAAGTAATAATGATTTTTTTCATCTAATCCTACATATTTTATTCTCGGTATATACAAATTATTAGTTATGATATCATCCTCGTCGTATGTCTTAAGTAGTTCGGTTAATGCCCAGGGTTCATACCCCTGCACCATATCTACGCGGCCCGACGGAAATATAAATTCCTTCATCATATAGCCCGACCGCATCTTCTTCTGGTGCACTACTACATTCTGTGATGCATTCTCCACGCCAAACCGGTCGATCATTGTGTCGACTCTCTTTTGTTTTACCTCAACATTTGAAGATGGATTTTCGCAGCCATATCTCTCTATGTTTGTTATTTTTGCTTTACCTAACCTTTCTTTAGAATTTTCTGTATTCTTACAAGATACAGATGCTGCAACAGACAGAATTTTTAGTTGATGATCTACACCATATTTTTCCATAAAAGCTATTTTCTTTGTTTCTTTTACAGACTGCAACGAGTTAGTGCTTTCAACACCATATCTCTCAAGATTATTTTCTTTGGTTTTTCTTGTTCTGGTCACTGATGTGGCTGTTGTTGTTATTCGTAGGCGTTCTCGTATTTCATCATTTTTAGATGCATTATCTACACCGAATTTTTCAATGTTGGTTGCTCTGCGTTTTGCCAATATAGCATCCATATCTTTATTAGCATATGTATTTTCATATTTAATGCCAGAGCCAATTTTCTTACATTCGGCTGAACAATATATTTTATATACGCCATATTTATTTTTAGGTGGTGTATTATTGCATGTAGGATTGCCGCATGATACACCTTTCATCCGAGGGTTACACTCATTTGAGCAATATGTTTTGTATAGGCCGAATTTATCCTTTTCGGCCATATTATTGCATAATATATTCTTACATTTATGATTTTTAAAAATTCTAGTTTTCATTACTTGTTCCTACATTTATAATGTATTTATCTTATTTGTAATGATAATACTTATAATTCTGACAAAAATAAGCCCGTATTGTTAACAATACGGGCTTATTTAAAAGAAAATTATTTGGATGGAAGTTCAGTCTTCCAAAATATATTTTCCATACTTTTGGTAGAACGCATTGAACTCTTTCACCTTTCTATGCACAATAGGCAGGTTGTAGTCACGCAGTGCAGTCTTTGCGCCAAGCACAATCATTTCCGTTTGGAAGTTATCCATCATAAAGCGGAAGAATGTGCTAACACATTCATGCCATGCATCAATGTCGAGTCCATCTTCTTTCGTCTTTGTCTTGGCAACCCATTCTTGCAATGTGTAGCACAACGAAATAGTCAAGGAATACATTGCGCTGAGATCTTTCACATTAAGTGTTTTCTCTCTGCCCATCAACACATCCTCGGATTTTGGCATTCTTGCAGCTACCTTACGATGCGCTGCAAACTCAGTTGCCAAACCATCGCCAACTGTGCCTGCTACCAACGATGTGTTCATTGATTCTGGCAGCTCGTCGCTGAGCAGTTGCGATACGAACACCCATGTGCGCGGAGTAGCGAACGCCTTGTCTGGACTCTTGCTGTCAAAGTTGAACAGCTTTTGTTTGTGGTGCGACAAGAAACCAACCACGTCTGCGTGGATGTGATTATTGATCGCCCATTTTTGCCAGTCGTCAAAGTTCGAAGCCATCTCAACGTGAACCAATCGATTAGCAAGCGGACTTGGCATACGATATGTAACGCCCTTATCGCTGTCTCTGTTACCAGCGCAGATGATAGACACACCTTTTGGTAAGTGATATTCGCCAACACGACGGTTCAAAATAAGCTGATAAGCAGCAGCCTGAACGCTTGGTGGGGCGGCGTTGATTTCGTCCAAGAACAGAATTGCGTTCGACATGTAAGTTTCTGTCGGCAAATCGCTTGGTTGCGCCCACTTCATTGTCTTTGTTTCTGGATCAAAGTATGGGATACCTTTAATGTCGGTTGGTTCCAACAGCAGCAAACGCATGTCGATAACCGGGCGACCTGTCTCTACGCCAATCTCGGCAATCAACTCCGACTTGCCAATCCCCGGTGGCCCCCAGATCATCATTGGGCGTCCAACTTGCATACAGCGAGTTAGGAGTGTGCGGACGTCACGTGGGCGTTCAACGCGGGAGGTATCAAGTGTAGCCATTTAGTGTGTTCTCCAAAAGTTAAAAAGTTGCTAATCTGTGTATTATATGCGTATTATAGGCGTAAGTCAATCGGTTATTTTACGTCTCTTCAATGTAGAATTATAAACATCTTGGTAATGTCTAATATCATTTAGATCCCTTTGAGACATAAATCCACATCTTGGCCAACTCATACGGTAGGGTGCGTTAGTTGGCCGATTGGCAGAAAGAGCAGAATTAGCATTGCTTACAGGCGTGGTAATCTGCCTGCCAAGATTTTCCATATAGGGAATTTGATTATATATTCTCTTCATTTTATTCTACCTGCCAACACTTCTGTTATCAGCTTGCCTTCCATATCCTCTTTGAAGGTTGGCCAAACTTGGAAGAGTTTTTCTTCCGTAATAGACATGTAACCTTTCTTGCGTTTGGTGCCTACTATTTTGTCAAGTTCGTAGCCGGTGGTATCTGCCTGCATCTGCACAGCCTTACCACGCGCAGCCCAAAACTTGGCACAGTTCCAACCGCTTTTCTTGGTTGTCCACCTACTTGCGTTTGGTGTTGGGCGATACACATATCCCCAGATTTTGTCATGATTGTCTTCATTGCACCAGCCAATCCAGCCAAATTCAGTTGCCATAATCTGCCCTTATCTAAAATATGCTATAAGTATAACATATTTATAGGATATTGTCAAGCGATTATTATATTAAGCGAAATATTTGATAGGTTGTTTTTCCGGCATCTTGCCATCGATCAACCATACAGTGGTGGGCCACGGAACAGTTTCTTCAATGATGTTGGCAATAATATTCCAGTTGCCATTGGCCAAGCCAGCCCCAATCAAAGGAATATGCAGTTCCGCAGGAACTTCATTTAACAGAAGCACAGAAGAGCTAATGTATTCGAAACAAGTTTGGATAGCATCATAGCTACAGTTTCGTGTCGGCGCCCCAAATCCTTGTTGAGTAATGGCATTCCATAATATGAGATGCTTATTCACTGCATAAGGATATGCTTCACCTAACTCTAATCCGTCGACACTTTCATATTGTGCCCTATATGACGCAAATGCTTCGGGGTATGTTTTCTTAACGGCTAAGGCAACGCCACCGCCCATTACCCCACAAGCATTACACCCGTGGACAATGTGTCCCATTTTGACATCAAGTAAGTTGCCGGTTTTATAAACAAGTTTCATATATTTCTTTCTTTATTAATATTTCGGGTGAGTCGCACAGTATGCTAAAAATTCAGCATCCTTTATCATTGTTTCTGTATCTTCCCATTGGAATTTGTGTCTCATGTCGGTAGTTTTTCCAGCAAGTTTATCATACACCCGTTGCTGTCTAATACTATCTTCCAGCATAGGCCAATCAGATAGATAGAATCTATAATCCCAGCTATAGATTTGTGGTTCCGGAAACGAATCTTTCGGACCTGTGCTACCATATCGGTTCCATCTTGCGCCGGCTAATGCTTCCCAGGGCCCGTTATATCCACCACCGCCACCGCCACCGGTTCCAACATGTGTTAAAGTTCTCCCAAATGGACCACTACCGGCATTCTGCAAATACCCGTCATACCTAATCCATACTCTACCAGTCCACCCAGGATAAGATCTTGGCGTGTTTTCAACCATTCCACCCCAGTTTGTTTTTCCATTAAGTGGTGCTGAGTGGCTGTTGCTTGTTTCACCGTAAGCGATGTCCCAGGAGAAGCCCAGCACCTTAAGCTTCTTTGCTCCTTCTATCTTACTTTTTCGTTCATATCTATCGCCACTATCACAGTTGTTGATAACCGTAATAACACATTTGGCAACTTCATCTAATGTTTCGGGCTCACGGCCATATACATCCAAGATATGTTGTTTCTGTGGATGAACTGCTACTCTACTCGAAAGTAATTCTAACACAGTATTTTTCCTTCCAGCTGCGGTATGCGTGTGTTAAGAAACCGTCGTTATCTAATACCCCATCTCTTTCTATTTGTTTTCTCCGGAGATCTCGTAGGTAGAAGATACACCATAGGATAGATGCACCTGTTCCACCTATGCCAGATACCATCAAAGCTGCCAAGCCAATCTCACTAAAAAAGAATGTGCCAGTCATAAAAGAAAAGACAACACCTAAGCCCATATGGATTATCAACATACTAAAAAAAGCAAACAACCCAAGACAGAACGCAATAAGAGCAAGTGCCCCAAGTATTGATTTTGTATATGTGCAGATATCCTTACCGTCATAGCTATCATAGCCGCCATATTTAGTAGCAAGCCTATAATGCCAACTGTTTTCACTAAGTGTTATCATATGTTTTCCATTCATTTGTTTCGTAGTTCCAATGACGAGTATCGTAGAGACTGAGTTCTATTCCAAAAGTAAATAACGCAATATTCACATTAAGTCCTGCATGGTCCCTATTAAAAGTTAAACCAAAATGCACCTTAACTATTTCGTAGTTGTGTTGATATAACTCAACTTCCCATGCTTTATGTCTGCTTACCTTACCGCCGTAGCAAAACAGATTCTTGAAACAATCTCTCTTCCACGGATTCGATAAGCATAAGTGTATATTGATCATTCTGTTTTTCTTTGTTCAACATCTTTCTTCTGGGCCTGTCGTTCAGTCTTCCAAAAGATTCTTTTCCATTCTCTTAAATGGCGCCACCATTGGGGTGCCGGAGTTAGTTGTCCTTGCTTCTTATTCGCCACACATACAACCCGAACAACCGTTACCACAGCCAGGCTTAACGCGCTCAATAGCTTCAACCAAAATCTGTTCGATATACGCATTAAATGTTACATCAGCTTCGTGTGCCAGTTTCATCAATGTGAATATCATTTCATCTGGCAAGTCCAGCATGATTTTACAACGAGTATCATATGGCAAGTCGTTAGAGATTGCTTCCACTTTTTCCATAATATCGTCTTCTACATCCAAATCAATAAACTTTACACCGTCGCCTGCATCTTCAAAATCGACACCGCGTGTAGCAGACTCCGCCTTTACAGCATCAATAAAGTCCGGGCTAATCCAGCGATAATAGCGTTCATTATCATAATCCCATGCTTGAACTTCATACACAAACTGAGTTTTGGTATCAAAAGTAGCATGAATACTATGGCCGCCGTCGCCGCCGTGTTTGCCGTTCCAGCTATCAATCTCATAAACATCTTCGCCGAAACACTTCCAGCAATATTGACTACCTTCGGTAATCTTGTAATCAATGCGTTCTAAAAAGTCTTTAAGTGTAATCATAGTAAGTCCTTTGTGTATTGTCTAATAATAGCATACTTGTCTGTTCTTGTAAAGTGGTAATACTATAGTTCTTTGCTATCGTATAACTTATTTAACAAGGTTTTCAATCGTGTTATTTCCTTAGCGGCTTCTTCCAGCAAGTCAGATATCCGATCTGCTTTACCTTCTTGGACGCTCTTCCGTGTAGTGATTTGTCTGCGGATTCGCGCCCGCTCTTCCAATCTGAATACTAGGCTCTGCTGTTCTACCGCCGTTTGCTTCTTATCGAAGTTCGACACAAGGCGTTCGTCGTTATAGGTATCTTCGGGGTTATTGTTTATCATATTCCTCATCAAGTTTAATAGACATGGTATCGGTTATTAGGTCCACCCAACCAGCATATATGCTGTGCATGTAACCACTCATACCATATGCGTGTTTATAGCAAATGTATAGACTACCGCTTTCATTTAAAAACTCGTAGCGGTCTTTATATTTATTGACTTCAGTAATGCCTGAACTAAGTTTCCAGGTATCGGATCCACCGTAACCACCGTAGTTACCGGAGAACACTTTTTTGATAGATCCATCCGGACCGGTCAGTTCAACTACTGTCCAACGGTCCGGCGTATAAGTGCTCATAACTTTATTCCCACTTAGTTTCTCCACACTTATAGCACTCGTATAAGTCATCGTTGTGGCCGTGACCGAAATAGCGCCATTCATGTTCACACACCTCTTGCCTCGCCTTGCGATCATGAAATTCTTTAAGTCTGGCGCGATGATCCAACACCAGGCTCTTTTCTTCTTCGGTTAGTTTCATTCTTTTATCCCAAAGTGTTCTTTTATCGTCTTAGAGGCTTGCACCAACCCGGCATCGTATCCTGCATCGTACGTGCTGCGACCGTAATCACCGGTGCTTACTGATTCAATCTCGAAGAGGCATTCCTTTACGACCAATTCAACAAACCTTTCCAGTGCCGGGTTGGAGAACTCAACGCCAGATCCACCGGATTCGTATTCAAGCTGACATACACCTGGTATTTCAACGGCGGTCACATCGACAATCTTATCAATCAGTTTGTTCATCATCTACTCCAAAGTGTGTCTTTATACGCAGACTAAATGCCCGGGCAGTAGCAGCAGGTAGAGCAGGTTCGGTATTGAACTTACCTATCCAATAGGCACACGCCACACATTCCTTGATGATCAACTCAGCAAGTTTGTCTGGATCAAGCACATCATAGGATTCGGACTCACCCCAGCAACCATGACCATATTCCTTCACCATGGCTTGCTTTTTCAATTCTTCAATGCGTTTCATTCTGTGATCCCAAACCTATTCTTAATAGTATGCCAAATACGGTCTGCTGCTTGTCTGCCGTGGTCGGTGCGTTGGTCTTTTGATTCTTGGTCCGCAATATCAGCGCATTCCTTAACGATCAGTTCAGCGAACTTCTCTGTATAAGTTCTGAGTAAGGCAGGGCTGTGGATACTGTGTTGTGACGAAGCAAGGTCGTATGCTTCGTCCGAAAGTTTTTCAATGCGTTTGTTCATTCTGCTACTCCAAAGTGATTTTTGATTACTACCTTGACTGACTCCTGTGCCTTCCACCAGCCCTTACCAACAGGATCTTCTGGTTCCGATGCCACATGGTTATCAAAAAACGGAAGCATATTTTTGCCATCTACAATGCTGATGCAGTCCTTGACGATCAACTCGGCGAACTTTGCCACAGCAAGGTCGAGTTCTTGCCCAATCGCGGTTTCACTTAGGTCACCTTTACCGATTAGTTTAGATTGTTCTGCAAGTTCATTGATACGTTCGTTCATTCTGT